GAGAGAGTATATGTCTCTCTCGGCTACTATGTTACCCGTTCCGTTAATACTATATTTCATATCTTACCAATTTGTTTTAGTTGGTGGTACATTTACTACCGCTATCTGCGATACATCAGAGATTACATGTTTACCTGTGATGGTTTGTGTGCCGGATGATAGCAAGAAATTCCCCAATAGAACGACATCTCCGTATATAGAAATCGCACCTTGTACCCGGGCATTATCTCTCAATTCGGCCGCCCCCCATATCTGCAAAGCGTTGTTAGTATCCGATCTAAATACGGAGGAATTATCCCGCATAATCAGAGAGCCTGCATGAACGTTAACAGGTGAGTCTATTACCGCATTGTCGTACATCTCTAAACACATGCTTACCCCCTCCGCACTATATACCTTTAACACTTGTGTGTTTCCGAACATCAATACTCTGCGCAAAGACGGAGGATTCGCCACAACTGGCGGAATGAACTTCGCATTGTCTTGCAGGTAAATATAACCGTTAACCACGGAGTTTTTAATCTCGGCATTGCCTCCGATGTAGCCGCTGCCCTCAAGCGTTGTATCGGTTACCTGCGCATTCCCTTCGATCCGGAAATTTCCGTCAATCGCCATTGCCTTTTCTGTGGTATTAGTAATCTTGGACGCACCACCCAAGGTACCGCCGAACACGTTGCGACCACGGATCGAGAATATACCTTTGATCACGCAATCCTTGTAAATGATGGAGTCGTAGGTAGCGGCGGCACCGGAAACGGATGCACTTACAAAACTACTTGCAGCCTCGGCAAGCATTCCGAAATCGCCTGAAATAACTCCCCTTATACGGTACATCCCTTGTACATTTGATGACACAAGTACGGTATTGGCAACCGCTACTTTCCCCAAGTCCGCCATGGCTTTAGTGAAGTCGATGTTATCCCATACGTTCACCTTCGGGTCGTAGTAGTGAATCGCTGAACCGACGGGCATGTTACAGTTCTTGAAATAGAACGTCTTGCCGGATGCCACCATAGCGGTTAAGTCGGGGAATGCCACAGACGAGTATTCGAAGTTCGGGCAATCCGATACATCGAATACATTTTTATCGTATCCCGCTACGTTGACACTAGCCGGGGTATTGATGTTCGTGTTACGGAATACTCCCAATACATAATTATAAACGCCCGCCGTCATTACCATGTTGTAATTAATTTTAGTAAAATCAGCGTTAATGGCGAGTGTGTTGGTATTGCTACATACGCATTCCGCACGAACATATGAATTCCGGATGTTTGTGGTAGTAGGTGCCGCTAATGTTCCCGTCACCAGGAACCGTAGTATGTAACTATCTTTAGTTACAGCACCATTATACACTGGAACGATAGCCGAATTGAACACGTTTATCTGCGCTTCCATCGCCGTCTGGATAGATACCCCTGCTGCGGCCACGTCCGCCGGAGTTATCGCCGTTTCCCCTACTTTGCGAACATCCACAAGGATATACGGTGCTGTCGAAGCCAAGATAACAGCAGGACCGCCAACAGTCCAAGTGGTTGCCGACGTTACGATTCCGGCTTCGTTCAATGAAATTAACCTAGCTTCGTAGGCGGTGCTTGTGATAGCCACCTTTCCCACTGTTCCGGCAAACAACGGCACCGGAATACGCACCTGGCTAGATGCGTTCGCTTTAACGGGAGCGTTCCCCACCACCACATTATATGCACCCTGTTCAAACATCGCAGGGGTCTGCGCCGTGTCGAACGACTGTGTTTCAAACGAGATAGCTCCCATGATGCGGGAATTACCGGAAATGATAGTAGCTTTAGGTCTAGCGGTAGCTTTTGGTAGATTGCTCCCCATATCCACAATAGCCTCATCCATAACACGTACACCGGGATATTCCAGCGATCCGCTAAATATCCAACAGTTACCGTCCTGTGACAGTGTATTAGCATCGTAGACGTATCCGCCTAGCTCCATCGGGCAAACGTCCCGTCCTTGTACCGTGAAGGGACGCAACGCTCTTACGCGTTTACGCCCGCCTTCATTGATAATGTCATACTTACAACTCATAATTACTTAGTTTTAGATTTTTGCCTCTCTACTTCCTCGTGCCTTGCGCTAATCGCCAATATCACGTCGGAGTAGTTTATCAACTTAGCTTCTTCGAAGGTACAGTGCATCAGTTCTGCTGCTAGCTGTATCATTCCAAGAACGCTTTTAGCCTCCGCAATTGGATTACTTTCGACTTTCCCACCTCCGGCGGGTAACAGTACCCGTTCGAATTGATCCGCCCGGTCTATCTCACCTGCTATGAACTTTGACATCTTCACCATATCGGCGATGGTTTCGGGAACGTAGCCTCCGGTCCATCCTTTGATACGGTCTACCGCCGTTTCCGCCATCCGTGCCTCGATCATTTGCCAAAGTGTGATATCCTCCAACAGGGGACACGTGTAGCGGATTCTACCATTTCTTGTAATCCACTGCGAAGGTAGTAAATATTCAGACATGGTGCGCAATAACTCCGCATCATCTTCCGATAACTCCCTCATTTCGTCCGGTCTAAGGTTAGCGATAGCCCGCATCGCCATAAGCCGTTGCTTCCGGCTGATTCTCCGGATCATCCAACTCCACGCCTCTTTAATCGGTCGTAGCAATGGTTTCACGTGGTACACATAGATGTAATTCCGATAACTCTTAATCTTACTAATCTGTTTCATGATTCTATGATTTGTGGGAACGTCCCGGTTTATACTTCGCAATCAGATACTCCACCGCATAACGGGTAGCGTCCATTGCGTGGTTATGGTCATCTATCGCCTCTGTGACGTCATACAAGCCCGTCATTCGGTCCAGCACATAAGAATAGGTATCTAGCTCATCCATGATGCCTCGGCTCCCCACAACAACGCAAATTTTCTTGAACTGCTTGATCTGTGCGATACCCGACATAATGGACCCCGCTCCTTTGATACACGGGAATATCTTGCACCCCAGTGATGAGATTTCGGCGATACTCTTTTGCTCGGCCGAATCGGCGATAGTCACAACCTTATGCAGCCCTTTCGATTTAAGCAGCGTAGCGATGTCCCAATTCAGCAGACCGGGTGTGTACGCTATCTCTTGCAGATACAGGACGTCATCCAGGAATCCCACTTTCACGATGGCCGTAGGGTCACCCGTGAATCCGAAGTCCATCCCTAGACAGAATTTAGCCGTGGCCGGGAATTCCTGCACGATCTCGTATTCAGGGAATATCAGTCCTTCCGTGCCGCCTGTTTCACCTTCTCCGAATACACGCCACCAGTTTTCATCGTTCCTGTTGGATTCGATTTCCTCGACTTGTTCGGGTGTCAGATACGGATTATCACGATACGTGGAAACGATCTCCACCATGTTGTCGCCTACAAAGTACTCGTGTGCCCAAAATTTCTTCACGGGATTGAAGTCAACGAACAACATGAGACGGGTACGCACCGCCATCTGTCTAAACACTTCTTTAGGGACCCTTTGCGCCTCATTGACGAACAGGATGTCACGGGCGGGACCGAACACCTTAGCGGAATTCTCGCAGCCGAAAAACTCGATCTGTGACCCATTCTCCGTGGTGTAGATCATCTCGGTGTACTGCATCCGCTTCTCCGACCATACTCCTTCATCCTGCAACATGCGTTTGAAGTCACGGAACATACCACGTTTAACGCCGGGTAGTGTATCCGTGACACAGGAGATAAGGAGCGGCTTCTCCGATTGGGTCGCCATCAAGTAGATTAGTTGCAGCATGGACCACGTTTTCGAGGATCGTGTACCGCCTCGACTGGATACCCCGCGGATATTCGGGTCCACGGCTGCTGCTAATAGCTTGTCAAATACATACGTGGTTTTCATTCCTTCGGTTTATCCTTTAAGTTCTCAACTCCTTTAGCCTTCCTCTCACGTTTGGTCGAGATGCCTCGCAACTGCTGCAAATTACCTACTGCTTCGTTGCTGAGTACTTCCACCTTCAATGATCCTTCTACCTTCTCGCCGCCGCTGGTGACGTCCCTGTATTCCTTTAGCCCTCTTAGCTTGGCGGTGTAAGTGGCATCGAACTGTCCCACCATCGCCGATTTATCCATGTCGTCACGAATCCATTCACGGATGTTATCTATCTCTCTCATGAACTTCGCCGATTCCGCGTCTCCAAACTTTTCGTGCATCTCCTTGTAACGTTTCATGCGGTCGGTTAGGTAGCTTCCGTTTGCTCCGAGGAATTGAGTAAATCCGAATTCGGTTACCATCAGTTTCATTTTCTTCGTGTAACTACGTCCTGCGTTCATCCCCGACTTCACGTAATCAAGCACCTCGATCGGGTGATTCCGGCACCATTGGACGTAGGCATCGAACACTTCCCGTAGCTGTCCTGGTTCCGTGAATAGCGGCGTCTTGCCGAATCGTGCGGTGTAAAGACTCCACAGTTCATCGCCGGAGTAGGGGTCGTATATATCGTTTAATAATTTATTTGCCATATCAAGGTACACATGCGTGGTTATTTATGCTGCAAAGGTAAGAGAAACAACTGATGGTTCCAAAAGGGACCGGACCAAGTTATGGTGATTCGGGGTGGGGTCGTGAATCGCCAGGTCATCCCGCCCAAAACCAGGCGGATAGATTACTAGTCATTGTAAATACCTGATTCTCAGACGCTTACAAAATAGTGGATAGGTAGTGATTTTTTACTTTCCTATGTAACTCACTGATTCACTGTAATTTACCGAAAATGGATAGTTGGATAGAAAAAGTTCAAAGAGTATAGCCAAAAAACACGGTTTGCGACGATCAATTAACTTAATTAAATTAACATATTTCTCCAACACACCGATTTTTCTTGTAATAGCAAATACCCCATTTTTACCCATTTTCCTATCCATCCTATCATAACTAACTAATAATCAGTAACTTACATAGATAGATATATAAATAGTCACCTATCTTTAAATATGTTAACTAGCTTGAAATGAGCAACTTACAACGATAGGTAAAAAATCACTACCTATCCATTTCCTTCTACTTGGTTTGTAACTTACTGTATTTCAGTCATTTAAGGGTATACTAGACGTTTCCCGTTTTCCCTGATTTCCTATCTACATGGGCCCTCGAAAACTACCGTTTTTAATGTTATGTAAATATTCTCGCTTCCGTATTTTCACCTCACAGCACCTTTGTATCCAAACTATTCAAAACTAATCAAAAAGACGCAATGAAAAATTTTGACCACAGGTAGGGGTGAAAAACTGTTCTTCCGTTTTTTGGCAAAAATAGGGTGATTCAAAGGTTTTGCCTTCCTGTTGTAAACATTTATACACGATAATTTTGGAAACGTTTTATCATAGATTTCGCTACTTTGCACAAAACACTACCGTCACACGAAAATAAGAAACGAGGACCCTCGGCAATCACACCGGAAAGTCCTCGTTTGACACTATGAAATTAAGAAAAGGTTTTACAACATTATGTCGTATTTCTCGCAAATGTGGTTTAGAAAGTTATTTTTCAGCAGTGAATTCGTTTCCCCTTCCAAGAATACCCATGATGATCCGTCCCATTCGAAGATAGAAACACCGCCATTTGCGTAGTGCCGGACCTCATAGATCGGTGGCATCTCTCCGGCTTCCGGTTGTTCCCGACCTATCCGGATGAGGCGTTTGGTACGGGATTCCTTCGCGGCTAGCTTTTCTTCGAATTGCGCCGCTTCATACCGGGTGGAGGATAGGCAACCGTTCACCATCTTCTTTCGCTCCTCGCTTACTGATAACGGGCTACGGCGTTCAAACAGGTTACGGCAAAACCCTTGGAACTCGATCCGGTTATCCTCGATAACGTGTGCCGGGCAAAGGTAACGAGGCGACCCCTTCTTCATTGGGTCTAGCTCCGGCTTGTATCCCCTCTGTCGCATGAACTGCATAAAGACGAACGCCCGCACATTAAAGATTCTCGCGACTTGCCTAACATCTACACACCTAGTAGAAAGGCAATTAGCAATACGAACGCTGCACCCGCAACTAGTCCCACGGTGATCGCCGCAATTATCGAAAGTATGATTGATTTCATTTTCCATTGATATTCAGTTTAAAACATTAGACCTATGATAAGACCCACCGCCATAGAACGGAGTCCGTACAATGTCCGTTTCAGCATATCATCCTTATACTTTTGGCCCTTCTTACCCCAACAGCCGTGACAGAACGACCCTATCGGGGTGACGTAGCGGGGACCGCCTTCTTTTATTTCTTTACCGCATTCAACACATTTAATCATTTTCTTCGTTGCTTATTGGTTATACTTAATATTTCGTTCGCTAGTAACCTAGCCTCTAGAACCGACATCTCGGTTAATGGCAAAACGGATGGCCCTTTCTTTATCTTCACCTTGCCACCGTCGATGTAGGCGTGCGCCCACTTGGTTCTGATCTCGTGTATTCGCTCCTTCATCTTCTGTGTAGCTTCTTCGGCACGCTCCACCCAGTTATCGGAAGTTGACGTAAGATGATTACTTTCATACTCCCCGTTTAGGTCGGCTAGCTTAGATTGCATATCGAGAAGGTTCATCTCTCCGTTGTTAAAGGCGTTGACCATATCATTCTGCCTATCATCATATTCTTGGTACAACATAGTTACAGGGGGATACAGGTTAAACCTAGTTTTACAGTCAATACCCAATAGTGGATCGCTCCGCCTCCCAGTGCTCCGGCTACTGTCAGCCAAAAATCTATCCAGTCCCATTTGCCACCCCATTGGTTATCCTTGAATTCCATCCCTGCGGCGGCGCCACAGGTGAAAGCGACGCCCGCAACCAATGATACCAAGAAACCATATACTAGGTACTTCCACCTGTTCGACTGTTTAAACCAATTCAATATTTTCATCTTTCAATTCCTCCATTACTGTTTTAAAGTTTTTAATAATCTTCGATAATCTTTCGGCGTCTTTCTCTAGGATGTCCAAAACAAAACGCCTACTCTGTCTATTCCTTTGCCGCATCGCCCACTCTTTTCTTTCGTCCGGTGTGAGGAACTCATAGGTATCTAGGAACGGGCGTAGCCTCTCAATCGTTTTCTCTCTCAGTTCCTCATAGAACTGCTTCCTTACATACTTGGTTCCTCGGCTGTCCGTTGTGGTAGGGGAAAGAACGGATTCGGGGTATCCCATCAGCATATTGAACTTAATCTCGTCCTCCGCTGCCTTCCATTCATTCGGGAACCAAGTACGGAGGAATCTTTCGGCTACCTTTCCTTTCATGGCGTCACTAGTTCAAAGTGAGTGCTCTTACCGTCCTCCCGTTTGTCTCCGGAGCATTCGAAGTGAATGCAACCTTTTCCGTACTTCATCCGGTAATTCTTATTCAGCAGGGGACAGCCTTCGCACATGCTTCTCCATTCGAACGCCGGGTCTTCTCTGCAAACTATTTCCGTACCATCGTCCAGTCTGAATTTCCCGTCTACGGGAACTTGGATGTATCTTGTTTTCATGGTTACTCTATTTTTATAAAATGAACGTCCTTCCCATCGTATCTAGCTTCTCCGATGCACCCTATTTCATGACACCACCCCGACTTGAAGAAGCAACATATGTGGCATGGGTATTTGGTGGTTGGTCTGTCCTTTCTGCATTTAGCTTTCACACCCTTGAATTCGAATACTTCTCCTATCTTTGGTTCTATTTCGGGTGTATACATGGCTATTCGTTTATTGCTTTCAACATCTTCTTTAGTTCTCCCTTGCTTACCATGATGGAAGATGCGAACATCTGTGTTATCCCGATCTCCCATCCGCCCATCATTGCACCCATGTTCCGGGCGATGTTATCCGAAGGGTTATTCAAAGGTACGGTTTCCTTTCCGGAGTAATCAAGCATTGACTGAATGATGGCGACCGCTTGTTCCTTAGTTCCTAGTGATACAGTCATAATCGTTGTGACGTCCTGTTTGACTAGTCCTTTGATTTCGAAGGTATCAGCTACCTTGTACAACTTGATAACGCCCATGCGATAGGAACCTACTTGTTCCGGTTCCGGTTTCGGTGATTCTTTGATCTGAGCGGTTGCACTTGCTGCAAAAGCAATGATTAAAACGATAAATGCTAAGGTAAACTTTTTCATGATTCTTTGTTATTTAAATGATTAATATTATAATTTTAATAGTTAATACCCGTTGACCCGTAAACTCCCCCTTCGTACCATCTGCTAAGTTTTCCGAAGTATCCGTACTTTCTGTAATTCGGGATATCTGCTTTAAACATGCTCATGGCTTCCTTCTTGTTCGAAGCGTAATAACGGATTCCTGTATCTCTACCACTGCAATCTAACACACGGTACGTATTGTTCTGATTCTTTTTCATATCTTTTATTATTTAATTGGTTTCTTATTTCGATATGACAAATGTACGGCGAAGTTTTTGTTTTGCCAAATTTTGAACAAAGTATTAACATTCATTAGTGGACAGAAGTTTCACAGTAACGTCCGTTAACGTTTATACTGTGAAACAATCTCTTTGATAGCATCTATTAACAGCTTCTGTGTACCCGCTTTTTCCTGCAACCTGCTAGCTACCTTTTCGTCTATGGTGCGCTTGGCGATGATATGGTGAATGAATACGGGCTTGTTCTGTCCCTGTCTCCATAGCCGGGCGTTGAACTGCTGATACAGTTCCAAGTTCCACGTAGTACCAAACCAAATGATGTTGTTACCACCCTTCTGTAAGTTTAGCCCGTGACCCACTGAGGCGGGGTGAGCGATGAGGACCTTTATCTTTCCGGCGTTCCAATCCTTTATAACGGTCGTGGCGTCTGCTCCCGAATCTCCACCGATCCGGACAGGCTTTAACTTGGATAGCGCTTTCATGATACACTCCGCCTCGTGAATGAAGTTGTAAGCGATAAGCACGGGTGCACCATTCAACGCCTCTACCATCTCCACAAGCATCTCGATCTTGGCGTCCCCCACCTTTATGATCTTCCGGTCTGCATCATACAGAGCACCGCTTGCGAACTGCTGTAACTTGCTCGACAGGGCGGCGGCGGACAGGGCGGTTATCTCCTTCTTGTCTCCCACCTCGTCAAACATGGCTAGTACTTGCTCCTTCTCGAATTCCTTGTACGCTGCATACTCGCTGTCAGACAATGCCACCCTGTCATACAGGTAACTCACCTCCGGCATATCCAAGTAGTCTACGGCTTTCATTGAAAGGGTGATGTCGGCGATACGCTCGGACAATTCCGTTTCGGTGTTTTCCCGCGGCTTATAGTTATAGACGATACCACCATTTTGCGCACCCGGTTTAAAGTAGTTAGCCCGGTAATCGGTGATTGACTTGCCTAGCCGCTTGCCTCCGTCTATGACGAACATTTGTGCCCAAAGGTCTATCAAACCGTTAGGAGCGGGCGTTCCGGTTAGCCCGATGATCCGGGTAGCGAATCGGCGTATCTTCTTCATTGCTTTAAACCGTTCCGACTGGTGATTCTTAAACGATGATAGCTCATCGATCACGATACAATCGAAGGGTACCTTGACACCGCCGAAGTGTTCCAACAGCCAAACGAGGTTGTCACGTCCGATGGTGTACACGTCCGCATCCGCATGCGCCGCCGCTATCCGCTCCTTCTGTGTCCCGGCAATGACCGATATACGAAGGTTATGAAGGTGGGACCAATTCGAAATTTCATCAGCCCACGTTACTTCGGCGACACGTTTAGGCGCAACTATGAGTACCTTAGTAACTTCGAAGTATTCTATCATATCGGCTACCGCCGTCAGCGTGGTAACCGTTTTCCCTAATCCCATGTCAAGGAACAGAGCGCATTCGGGATTATCCTTGATATGCTCTATTCCTTGTACTTGGTATTTATGCAGTTGGTTTCTATTTAGCATCTTCTAGGTCTTCAATATAAACATACCAATAGCTTTTCGTCGGGTCGGTCTCTAGGAGTATCCGGTCATACAAGCAAGGCTCGTCTTCGGGCGACCATCCACGGTTACCCATTGGAAGGGTATCGGGCAATTCCATTATGACGGAAGGATAACCTAGCCCGTCTTGCGTGGCGTACCCGGCCACGGTTGCCGTCTCTTTTTCGAATGCTCCTTCTCTCTTGATAACGAATTTCTTTCCTAAATTCTCATCAGCGAAATCTTTCACTTCTCTTAATAACTCAGTATAAGTTTTCATAACCCAATGCTTTTTGTATAAAGTTCATCTAATAAATCGTCTAGCGTCCACCGTTCCGGGAACAGCTTAATTAAGGCTTCCACCGTTTCGAGAAGGTCCGGTCGAACACAATCAGTTCCTAACAAGTCAGCCACGGTGTGTAGCTCGTCATTCTTGTAAACCTCAGACCGAAATGTTTCTTTCAGTTCGTCTGCCGACTGGACCATCGCCGCACCTTCCAAGTCACCCAAGTTCCGGCGGGAATACTCAGCCCGGAGGACCTTATCGGGAATCTCTGATAACAAGAATTGCTTAATGTTATCCGGTAACCTTCCCATGGCTTCCCCGATCATGTAACCGTCCGCTGGGGTATTGTTCGCCATCTTTGTTACGTTATCCACGAACAAGGCTATCCGGTCCTCCTTTAGTTTCTTTCTAAAATCTACCGCCATAATGCTATAAGTTTTTAAATTCTTGATTCTGTTTTCTTAATACTTGCCGGATTCTTTTACGGGCGTATTCGGCGATGTCCCTTGCCATATCTTGCTCTAGCATAACCGAATCGCTATGATGCACTCCATCGTCATTTACGAATGCCAGTACTACACCTTCGAAACGTTCGCTATCTAGCCACGATGTTATTTCGTTTACCGCTTCCTCGTTTCTCTCGATATCATAGTTTAACTCGGAGGCACGAAAGTAATCATTTCTATCCATACTACAGAATTTCATTAAGTTTATCTTCGATTGTTTTCTCCATCTCCCGGCGAATCATTGCCCGGATAAAGTTGTATGCGGTTGGCGCATCTCTGAATTGATCATACCTACACTGGAACTTAAGTTCTACTTTCCCTATGTTAGCTATCACGGTGAACGATTCCGAATCCGGCTCAAAGTAGATGTTTGTCCGGTCCCACCCTAGCGGCTGTTTCTTCCTCAGATTCCATGCACTTACTTTAATAAAGCCTAGTGCCAGGAAATGCTGCATAAACTCTGTTCTATCTTCCATATACTTCCTGCATTTTAATTAAAATGGTCTATAAGATTCTTAGCTTTCTCGTAGGCCTCTACGCTGTCCACCACGAGGACCAGAAAACCTAAAGCTTGTATTCTCTTATGAACGTATTCCTGTATCTTGGTGGGCTTCTTTCCAGTGCTTTTGAATTCCACGAAGAGCACCCTCCCACCTTTCAAAAGAAACATCCTGTCCGGCAATCCCCGGAGGAACTGAGACAGCAGTTTTACCGCCATTCCTCCGGCATCATCCACGTACTTGGAGAGGGTACGCTCGAATACTTTCTCACTGGTCTCTGCACTTTTCATAATCTACTGGGAATGTAAGTACTTGGTGTTGGAACTTAGCGTTGAACTGCTGCACCCGCTTCGCGATTAGCTTGTACGCTTTACGAACCTTTTGCGCCTCTTCTAAGGTTTTGCAGCACCCGCCATCTATGGTGCGGAATTGTCTATCACTACCTAGTTCCTGCACACAGAAACGTTCTTGGCGTTGTTCGTTGATCTTTTTAATCCTTGTTTTCATCTTCTTCTACTGTATAAGTTAATAATACTCGGTCACATCTGAATAGTGCCATTACATTCGCTTTGAATTCTTCCGGGGTCAGCCCGGTTACCATGATAGGCGTCTTACTTATGGTGTCCCATACCTCGCCGTTAATGATGGTTACTTTTTCGATTCTCAACATACAAATAAAATATAAGCGGTGATTAACACACAGATTCCGATGAATCCCAAAACGTTTAATACTTGTTTCATATTCTTTGATTTTGTGGGCGGTTGCCCGCCCGGTTAATGACTAATTAAATACCTGTTCTACTCCGATTATGTAACCTACTCCGAACAGTCTGTTTAATTTCGGGTCGCTGTTTTTATAAATCTCGTCTACTATTTCGGCAAAACACGGAATTGTCTATTTTGGAAAATCCAGCCCTACTTTAATGGTTTTCGTTTTATTCACTTCGGTTATTTTAAACTTCACTTTTACTGTAATCGTTTTCATATCTTTTATTATTTAAATTGTTATTCTTATTTCGATATGACAAATGTATGGCGAATATTTGGTTTTGCCAAATTTTGAACAAAGAATTAACTTTGATTAACGATACAATAAAAACCACCCTTACAGGACCGTCTCGGCTGTGTAAGGGTGGGAAAATTAGTGAAAAGCATTTGACTAAATTAGTTTCATGCTGAGGACCTCCGTCCTCGTGAGTTATTTGAGAATACTATATCTCTAAATGGTGCTACAAAGATAATGCTTTATTCGGTATATGTATCCTATCGCCGCACAAACATTGTTTGCTTACCATACAGCTTTACGTTTTTCTGCTTGTCCGCCTTAAAACCTGCTCGTTTCAGCATGTTCGCCACCTGCTTAGCCCTTGCTACGTTGAAGTCGGTACGCTTGTTTCCTAGACATTCTACCCAAATTTCGAAGGCGCAAAAGCTGTCCCGTATCTCTGTCCCTTCCGGTTGCAATCCCACTTCGTTAACGAAATCTAAGCGGTCGGCGAAATACATGTCATTCCAATTAGTAGGGAACTTGCGGTTAACGTACTCGAATACTAAACCTTCTTGCGGGTCTTTCTCCGTGAACTCTTCACGTTTACCGTTGGCGATCTCTTCGGCTTCCGGTGACAGGATAAGACTTTCACCTGCTTTATAAAGTTCCACGGCTTCCGCCCAAAGTTGATTAACGATTTCTTGAAACTCCGCTTTTCGTTTCGGATCGAGAAACACATCGGAGGCGGGGACACGTCTCACAGGGACCGGAAAGAATCGGCGGCTTCCTGTGGGGTCCTTAAGGAAATCATCGTTGTTGGTGGACCCAAAGAAAACACATTGCCGCCTGTGTGTCTTAACTCTCACCGCATACGCCGCCCGGTAAGTATCCTCCGTTTTAGAGATAAAGTTCTTCATCGTCTCAATGTCGGTTTTCTTAAGGGCTGACAGTTCGGCAAGTTCCACAAGCCACGACTTTTGCAGGGCTTCATAAGCTTTAGTGCCTTCCATCGAAACAAGTGAGTCGTTAAACCAGCCGTTCGCCAACTTCTGAATAAGCGTTGACTTACCTACGCCCTGCTCTGATACCATGATGAACGCCGTATCGAACTTGGTTCCCGGTTCGAAGATGCGGGCAACTGCCGCCACGAGCATTTTACGGAATGCCTCAGCCGTGTAAATGTTTTGCTCGGCACCCATGTAATCGTGCATGAACGTGTCTATTCTTGGAATAAAATCCCATTCCCGATCATTCAAGTAGTCTTTAATCGGGTGGAAAGAATTCTCTAAAGCCAGTACCTCGATCACGTCGTTTAACCTATCCTTCGCATACAGGCGGTGAAGGCGTTCGATTCTACATTTGATCACGGCTACTCCGGTATCGTCCAATACATCACCTTTTACTTTTGTCTTGTCAAAGTACGGTGTGCGGGTATAAACAATCACGTCACGGAAAAGGTCATAAGCAAGCAACTTATTCAGCAAAGGGTCCGACTTAAAGGCATTAATAAAGTTAATGGTCGTGTTGGTCTTGTTACCTTTCGAATCCAAGTCCCATTCGATTTCCGTTTCTTCCTCTGTCTCTGCAATGGCCTCGTCCGGAATTTCCTCGAAGTCGCCTAAGTAATCCTCTACGGTGGTTAGTTCCTTAACGACTTCCGAATCCTCGTGTACTAGCTGGTTCATTGCCGTTTCGCTCTCCTTCTTTCCCAAGTGCCCGAACAAGTGGACGCGTACCAGGTCATAAGCGTTGTATGTGTGTCCGTCTCCGATGGGGTCGGTTGAATGGTGAGAATAGGCGAATTTATCTTCGTACACTACCATGCCGGCGGCGGATGTTCCGCCCTTGTACGTGTATCGGTCGCCCTTGCATTCCTCGTAAACGTCAGACAGATATTTTTCTATCGCCCCCTGTATGGTGTAGACACGACAGAACGCACCGATTAATCCGGTCTTGGTTGTTGGGTCGGCTGATTCTTTGATGAGCGTTCTTACGGTCTGCTCTTCGCTGTCAGCGAACGCCCATAGGCGAACGTCTTGCCAAGCCTCACCACCTCCGTACAAGCCTAGGATGTAGTCTACATCCAGTGGTTCGCCTTCTTGCTGCTCGAAGTAAAATTGTTGGTCACAGGAAATGGTAGCCCAAAACATTAGGCGTTCGGCTTGAAACGTGGTCGGGTCGAACAGTTCAATCCCCATTATTTCAGCTACCTTGCGTGAACACGCCTCGTACTCTTCCCGTGTATCTATTTCCCGATTCAATGGGATAATGAGGCGGAATCTACGCTTGTTCGGCCTATCGGAACGTGTACCATAGATGGCGGCGGCGCAACTGAATTTAACGGAGAAATCGAAAAAGAAATCATCATTCCCGTAGTCAACATCCAATGTGATGAGGGAACGTGATGTTACCGAATTCTTGGTACGGCGACCGCCGGAAAGCGTGCCACCCACAAAACCTCCTTTGTCTTTGCGGATAGCCCTTTCCGACTTCGCTAGCAAATCAAATTCCCTGACGGTTTCAGTATCCACCTTCGGCGTAGAAAGGATGCCTACCAGTTCGTCCCATGTGTAAGACTTCCTTTTCCAATTAGTCGAACGAGCACCACCACCGACAGAGATATTATATTTTTCCATAACTAAATTATTTAATCGTCCTTTTTATAATAGTAACTTTCGAATCCTTCGGCCTTTAAAGGTATGTCGAAAACCTTTGCCCAGTCCGGTAAAATGCACATTGCAATACACACGTCATCGAGGCTTGGACCGCCATCCTCCAACACTTCGGCTATCAGTTCATCGTGGATGTGACCGACAATTCCGCCATAGTAGGGGTCCAAAGATAATACATTTTTCAACGCGGACGCCATAAGATCGCGTGAAACGGCTTGAATTAAATTTTCAGTCAGCTTTCCGCCGTATGTATCCAACTCGCACCAAGCTCCCACGGGATGCCCTTTATCGGCGGTTCCGGCGATGCCGTAATAACATATAGCCTCTACCTCCCTTGTGTCCCCGTTCGGGTATCTGATGGTCTTTGGCTTGATTGATGCGTAGGGATAATGCAGGGACCGACCGGATGGCAAGCGCACGCCAAGCGTATTAAACTGTGGTATCCAGTAGAAGGTACAAACCGTTCTACCCGCTATTATTACCGGAACCTCCCGTTTGGCTAGGATGGCACGCTTCGCCGAATTTTCTAGGGTGCGCCATAATGCCACGATGTGGGGGGATGCGTCCCTCCATTTTAAGATAATTCCTTTAATATCCTCTTCGGGGATAGCTCCCTTTTTATCCATTATCTTGATAGCTGATACCCATCCGCCGTACCCTAGTGCTAGCTCGGTTACCTTACCCTGTTGGCGGTACGGCGAATGTTTGTCAATCTTGGATTCATCTAAACCGAACGTTCTTGCGGCTGATGTTATATAGATGTCCCCGCCTTTCCGGAACGTTTCGACACGCCATTCTTCATTGGCTAGACAAGCGATTACACGGGCTTCGATCGCTGAGAAGTCAGCTACTTTAAACTTGTACCCCTTGCGGGCAATGAACGCCGTACGCAACAACTGAGATAGCAAATACGGGATGTTATCGTAGAATAACAGTAGGTCGTCTAGCTCCATGCTCTTAACGGCTTCCCTTGCCGCCTCTAGTTCTTCCACCGTTTTGAAATGGTTTTTCGCTAGGTTCTGCATTTGGACCATGCGACCCGCCCAACGTCCGGTACGGTTAGCTCCGTAGAACCGGAACAAGCCCTTAACGCTACCATCCCGGCAAACACAGTCGAGCATCGCACCGAACTTGGTTACGGATGTCTTGTACACGATTTTGCGTGCCTCTAGCACCTTCGTTACATCTTCGTTATCACATTCTTTGATGATACTGTCTACGGTGTCTTTGTTGATGGAATCGAAATGTTTCCCGGTGAGTTTAAGGATGAACGCATCTATCTGTTTGGATGACTTTAGGGATGTTATTCCGAATTCTCTCTCTATTTCGCTTTCGATTCTATGGATATACTCATCAAACAGTACTTTTGCTTTTGATGCCAAATGAAGGTCGATCCGACTACCACGGTCGTTAATTTCTTGGTCAACGCTATAGTTTTCTATCTCGCTTTCCGGTATTTCGATGTGGCGCAATTTGCTTTCGATTTCACGTTCCGATAGGATATCATACTTTAGGTACTCCTTGAAAGCCTCCCATTTTTCCGGGTAATCTTCCGGGTAAATGCGCTTTCCCTTTGCTTGTGGGTGGCAAAACAACTTGATAAGGTTCAGACCCGTGTCTAATTTCTTGTCGGTTAGCTTCATCGCTTTAGACACTTTCCCCAATGATTCGGGGAATCCTGCATATAAGGACAGGGTAGCCGTACAACGGAACTTCGTAGCCGGGATGTCATAACCGTATTTACGGAGACAAAGGCGTTCAAAGGTAGCGTTGTGGGCATATATAAGGGTATCAGATGCTGTTACCAGTTCGAAGAACTCCGTAGTATCCTCATACTGTGTAAGGTCTATTTCATGGACCCCTCCATCATCAATGGCGTAACCGATAAGCAATATTTCGAAAGCGTCCGATTCGGTGTACTTGTACATGCCGCCTTTTTTGATGTCTACATCGGAAAACGTTTCGAAGTCGATAAATACTTTTCTCATGACTCTTTTTATTTTTTAATTAAAAAAGGGTGGCGTGCTTCTACTCACACCACCCTCTGCACACTTGTTACTTATTGGTTGTTAAATAATAAAATGGATTAAATAAAATGGGTGACCCTCTTTTGGTTAGGCGTGGTCTATTCCTATTTTATGTTATTGCAATAACGGGTCATCTCCGTCTTCCGATTCATCGTCGAAATCATCTTCCACGTTTCTGGCGCCGCCTCCAAATGCGGTATCATCTTTTACCTTCTGCAAACCATTCAGCCCGAATGAAATGCCCTTTCCGGCAGCATTGTCATAGACATAGGCATCAATCGAGGCAACTCCCCAAGAACCGGAATAGATTTGTTCTTTCTTTGTCAACGGCTGTTTGAACTTGTCAAGTAATAGCGGCTGTCCGTCTGATTCTTTACGGTAAGCGGAAATCATGATATAACCGAAGTTTTCGCTACGTGCGGTATCGTCACCGTCTTTGATAGGATTCCACTTTTCTCCGGCTGCTCCGGTGGTAGGGATGTTGAATTTCGGATGTTCGGCTTTATATTCATCCTGTAATTCCTTGATGGTGCGGTTTACTTTGGCAATCTGTTCCTTGTCAGATTTCGGAATGAGCAATGTTACTTCGTAACGAGGATTACCACTGTTGAATGCGTCTCTTGCTTCGAATACCCGTACCCATGAAAAGCGTACATTCTTTAAAACTAATTTTTTTCCCATAATCGTAAATTTTTAAATTTGTTGTTATTACTGTTTCTTTAAGACTCTGTAAATATAAGGCAAGTTTTTGATACTTCCTAATTTTGACAAAACTATTAACGTTGATTAACTTTCGATGTCGAAATCACTTGATACATCGTACTCCTTGCCGTTATGGCTGTCCGGTACAAGTTTAGGTGCTCCGGGCTGAGATTTAACGTATTCACCCAATTTGGCGGTGAAAACCCTCTTTCCTACTAGCTTCTCTAGGTCGGTGATTCCTTTCAGACTGATATTCAGTACTTCGTCCTCTAAGTATTCTTTGAGAAGGATGTTACGCACCTTATCGGGGTCTACTATCTTCCGGGCTGTCCGTCCTTCAACTAGCTTGTACCCTTCCCATTTCTTCCCCTTCATAGCTTCACTATACGCGTACTGGTTGAGCGATTCAAGCCATGACTTATACCGATCCAGTTTACCAAGCATATCGACTATCTCTTCATCAGTCATAACCAATGTGTCGGGATGTTCCTCGAAGTCATGGGCTATTTCGTCCTTTTGCGCTCGGCATGTGGCTTTCACCGGGCAAAACTGGCACCAACTTCCTACCACCTGCTTTCCCTTCCCTTCGAACGCTAGCTTGGCTTTAGGCTGCAATATCTTCGTAGCCCATTCTAGCAGATCGGGGACCGACATTTCGATAGTATCGTAGTGGTGTAATCTAGGCTGTCCCACTGACATACGAACGTACTTGATACTTCCGTTGTTGAACTTGGCAAGCGCGCCGAGTGCGTACATTTTGAACTGTGGGCTTTCCGCCGGGATCTTCACCCCCTTTCCATACTTAAGGTCTATGATGTGCAGGATAGAAGGGGATAACAGTGTAACATCGGCACTACCGAACGATTCCGGTGCGAACTTAGAGATATCTAGCTTTTCCTCTAGATAGGTTGCCACCGATCCGCCTAGCGGTCCCTTCTGCATCTCGTAGAATTCTCCTACCACGAAGTTAACGTATTCGCCTACCGCATCCCTCATTTCCTCAGAAAAGTACTTGTTTTTGGCGATTTCATCCGGGACGGGCATCTCATCGCATTCGGGGTAGAACGCTCCATCTATCCAACTTTTCAGCGCATATTCCGCCAATTCGTGCGCTGTCGTACCTTCCTCGGCATATTCGCTTGTCTTGCTTCCGGCGGCTTCCACTAGGCGTGCGGACGGCGTGCAATTAAGCCAACGTTCGGAGGATGAAGGGGACAGAACAGCGTGTCCCCTTTCTGAATGATTTATGCTTGACATATCAATGCGTAAAAGTCGTTATAACGTTCCGACTGCAATGTCCCGAAGTTAGTTGCTCCACATTCGGCGAATGCGTCCGCTACTACTTGGCGTTTTTTCAATCGGATTAACTCGGTCGCTTTCTCTCTCAGCATCTCGATCGTCACTTCCGGAAAATCTTCGGCGGGTGCTGCTTCTTCCGGAACTTCTTCTGCTTCCTGTGGTTCAATAGCTTGCGTCTGTGGTGCGTTCTCTTCCTCGGTTACGGTTTCCTCTTCCTCGGTTACGGTTTCCTCTTCTTTGGCTTCGGCGTTGATAGCGGACAGCAATAAGCCTCTCAGTTTGGTGTTCGTATTCTTGCCGGGATGTTCCGCCGGGTCCACGTTGAAATGTCCAGTTAGGATGTCATAAAGAACCTGTGTAGGAACGTTTTTCATTTCTTCCTCAGACATTGCCACTACGGAGTCAAAAGTGTAAACATCACCTTCCGATTCTTCTTTTACCTGTGTAGCTTCTACCGCCTTGTCCGCCAGTTCCTCGTGGGGAATTTCCTCTACCACTTCGGCGGGTGCCTTCTTGCTTTCCATGATCACGGCGGGTGATTCCTCGCTTTTCATGATCACCGCTTTCGCTTCTTGTACTTCGGGCTTCCCACCTTTGTAAATCTTCCCAAAGGTGGGAAGCCCGTTTGCTTGGTTACGTTCGTTCGCTACCGCCAAAAGGAAATCGGATGCACATTTCAATTCGTTACCTAAACTCTGCTCGTCAATGCTAATCGTTACTTTCATGATTACTGTTTTTTAAAAGTTAAATATTTGTTAGTTATCTCGTTTTCGTCTACTCGTATCTTCCCCTGTTGGTTCTTATACTCGCTTAGATGACCTTGCCGGATTTTGTACCGGATGGCATTTTCCGTCAGCCCTATCATGTGGGCGGCTTCGCTAATTCTAATCAGCTTTGGTTTTACTTCTTCCATTTTTAAAAATTCTTAGATTTGTGAAACGTACTCAAAAAATCTTTGTAAGCCATTTCCACCGCTCCGGCGTAAACCGAACGATACTTGTTAGCTGTTGGATAGATGAACGCACGAATTTTAAACTCAAACTTTTCTCCGCCGTCCTCCCTCGCTAGCTTTTCACGAAATAACTCTTCGGTCGTTAGCCGAAACGGGGAACTGAACTTGTTATATACGTCTGTGGCTTTTAATTGCGTATTGATGTGCAACCAAGCTTCGTCGTAATAGAACTTCTCTAGCTTGCAAAGATTAACTCTCTCTTTTCTCATAACTCGATTGTTTTGCAAATGACCCGTGAACGCTCGTATCGTTACTTTTGCGCTGCCTCGGAGGGTTGACAGCCCGTTTCATTTGTAATTCGATACTGCAAAGATACGGCTTTTATTTGAATCTGCAACAATTTAGGCAAAAGGAACCGCATCATTAACTTTTCTTAGGGATTCGGGGTGATTTTGAGGCGTGGATAGATAACTATCCGTTATAAACGGTTGATTCCTAGTGAGTTGAGTAATTAGTGGATAGATTAAAATGTGTTAAAAAACCACGTAAGTTGCTGCAAATCAGCGTTTTATGGAAAAGTGGATAGATAGGCGCAAACTTCTCAAGAGTATAGCGTAAAAGTGTGTATGTTGATTGATAAATAATCTACACAAGCTAAAAATACACACTATAAAAGTTTTCTCATACATACATGGAAATTACCTATCCTACCTATCTATATTGTTATAAAAGCCTTTAGATTAGCAAGTTACGAGGATAAGTGAAAAAGTGTTTCCTATCTGTATAAATGTTAATCCCCTGCAAATCATCGACTTACAGGGGATAGGACTTTGGATAGGTTAATTTATTTAACTCGATTTTGCTATCCCGACATTACAATTCAGCACTAAATCGGACGTGTAACCGTGATTTTGGATTCTGATTTGTGACTGTGGTCTGTATTTTGGGCTTTCCAATTCTAAAAAACAAGAACCTTTTCTGCTTAACATGGCTAATTACGTCTAGCGTATCAACGGAACTAAATTCTAATTTGGTAGTATCGGGGGAAATTACGCCACTAATTTTGTTCCAAGAATCATCGTAGGAGAATTTATACTGGTTCGGGACCTCCGTTTTCTCGGTTACTACTACCGTATCTATCCGTAACTCTGATTTTATGGTGTGTACCGCCTTAACGTCCCTTAACTTTAGACATAGGTTTGCCACCTGTTCTGTTAAACGACTGTTAAACAATTCTAGCTCATTACTTTTCAAAGTTAGGGCTTGGACCGTCTCAGCATCCTTTCCCGCCTTCGTTTTGAACCGGGTAGCCTCGGTGTTTAGGGCTTCGATGTTGCTATCTAGCCGCCGTATCTCCTTCCGTTGGCTTTCCACCTTATTATATAAGATGCCTACTACTATGAGAAGTAGTAGGCAACCTGCGATTAAGTATTTGCTCATGGCGTGACGATTACGTTTTTCATGAACGTTCCATATTCCGCCCTGACATCATAGCAGGGACACATCTTAATGAACTCGTATGGTTCGATCTCGCCGCTTCCGTTCTTATCGGGTGACGTGTCGCGGTGTCCCAATAGCTCCACGATAGGATAGCGTTTACATATGTCGTTGATTAGGTCTATCAACGCCGCTTTCTGTTCCGGCGTGCGGGTATCCTTCGCTTTCCCCGCCTTGTCCAAACCGCCTACGTAGCAGATACCGATTGAATGGCGGTTATACGATTCTTTAGAGAATCCTTTAGTATTGCAGTGGGCGCCGATCGCGGTTTCATTCCTACCCTTTTCTACCTTACCATCTAGGCGGATAACATAGTGGTAGCCGATACCGTTAAAACCTCGCTGCTTGTGCATGGCATCAATCTCCTTTGCGCCGATATCTTGCCCTTCCCTAGTGGCTGAGCAATGAATAATAATGGCGTCTACTTTATTGCTGTTGTTGATCATCTTCTTTGTTCCTTTCTGTGAATTCTTTTAGCGCATTATGAACGCGCCCGTTTACGTAGAGGTACACACCGAATATAGACCCGGCGTAAACCAAACACTGTGCGAAAAACCATAAAACCGAATCATGAATGATTCCCAACGGTTCTACCAAGAATCCCGCAACTGACAAACTTACTCCCGCGATAAGCATTCCTACCGCCGTCCAAACTTGAATATCTTCCTTTGTTTCCCTTTTCATAACCTCAAAAGGTTAAGTAATAAAGCAAACTCGGTAAGGTTTCACCGGATTACGACAAGCTTCTTCGGGTGGATCATTGGCGGCTTTATACTTCTCCCACACGTCGTGAAAATCTTCTATAAAGGCGTCCGCTTTTCCTCGCTCTTCTTCCCATCGCTTGTTTTTGTTGTAATCGGGAATAACTACCGAATTGCCGTATTGTTGTATCTTTAATCCTGTTGATGTACTCTTTTGATCCGCCGCTTTCAGATAGCGGACGAAAGCGTAGTAACATAGGATCGTGGAAAGGGGAACGATATTATAGGTGTTTCCGTCTATTACAACATCCAACGAATAATTGGAATCAGAATCAGTTCCGGCGGGGATATCGGTCATACCCTCTCCGCCCCCCAAGTCACTAGGTACTGAAAAGAACGTATCGCCGCAAAGAGCTATCTTTATATCCAGCTTGTCTGCTTCTTGGATACTTTTGTTGATCTCAATATCTTTCACGTCCGCCGCTATATCAAATAGTTCACGGAACTTTTTAAGTACTGGTGCAAAACTACTCATTTCCTTCTGTATTTAGTGAGGCTACCGTAGTAGATCCCTCAAGTTCGTTGTAAATCTCACATAATTCGGTCGGGACGTCCATAGCTCGTGCGATTTCCCGGCTTAACTTGCTACGGAGTTTCGTAACCGAACGTCTATAAACCTTCTGCATCTCCTTAACGACTTCGCCGGATGCGTTCGAAAACGAGATAAGGGAAGAATCAACCAAAGGGACAGGAATGTTATACGCTTGTGAGGCGATGTCCTTTTTCAATGGCTCGTTGTAGGCTTTATACAGATTCGCATCGATCGGCACGCCTAACTGGTCCACCTTAATAAATGGCTTCTGAGAAAGTGCGTTATCGTCCCTCACCAAAACGGCGGAACCTGCACCCTGCGCACCCATCACTTCGGCGATACCCTTAACGAAGGCATCCTGTTCCTCCTGTTCGGTAAAGTCACCATGGGAAATGATACTGCACATGTGGAACCCACGCGTCAAGGTACGTTCTACATATGTACTGTTCATTGCCTCGGCTTGCATTTCCGATTGGACGGCGTGGAATGGGGAAAGCGGGTAAGGCTTCGTGGTGAAGAAGTTGATGTATAAGAGCTGTCCGGGATGATTCTCGATACCTCCGTATTCTTCCACTTCGGCGGCGAAATTGTCCGGATCAAAGGTGGGATAGGTAATGGCGGTTTTGTCCAGCTGAGTAGACTTGATATTCTGACGGTCCCAATTGTTGAACACGACCCATTTATGAATAACGGGATTCGTTAGGTAGTCCTTGTTAAGCCCGGCACGGACATATTCGAACGGGACTGGGTAAATCATCTTCGGACGGTAATCACCTCCGTACTGCACGATTAAAGCGCACCCACGGAAGCGGGCAACATCGTAGGCAAGCATATTCAGAATGTCATCCATGTTGTCACCGTGGGCGTTCGTTAACTCGCCGAATGTGCGGTCTTTGAATCCTTCACATTCGATGGCTTCGCTTAATCTCTCAACGCTCAAAGATGCGGTTTTACTCGCATATATCAGTTCTGAAATAATTTGGGGATACAGGTTGCCATCCCCATACCCCACAATTTTCTCGGAAACTCTGGCGTTAATCTTTAAAGCCCTATCGACTATTACATTTACTTTCTTATGAGCTATCATATTAACTTGCCTTATTTAGTTTAACCTAGTTCGTTTATCAGTTCTTCGTCCGTCTTTTCTACGGGTGCTTCCGGTTCTACGGGTGCTTCCGGTTCTACGGGTGCTTCCGGTTCCGGTGCTACTTCTTCGGGAACTTCCGGGATGGTCGTAGGTTCATCTTCCACGCCGATAGGACCCAAATCGTCGAAGTAAGGGATGTAATCGGCATTCTCCTTCATCAGACGTTCGGCGATCGCATCGGTGCAATTGAATGCACGGTACACAATACCATCCGCTACATGATTGATGGAAAGCCCTGGCTTCATAACGTAACGAACGTGTACGCCTGTCATATAGTGGCTTTCGTACCATTTCTTAGCATATTCCCGGTCCATGTGGCACATGGGGTCCAAGTTTAAACGGGTGATGCTTTTACAGAGATTCAAAATCTCGATCTCGTCTGTCAAGACTACCAATTCTCTAGAAACTGGTTCTTCTATCTTAGTTTTTCTTCTAGCCATGATGTTATGCTGATTTTAGGTCTTTATATAAAGACGCCGTGATACTATATCGGAAGTCCCCGCAAGAACCGTCCGGTGTTTTTAAAGTCGCTGTTGATACGCCATCGGTTGCGCTATCCGTTGCAAAATCGGACAGTTCCAAAGGCGAATTACACCCCAAGACAAAGTATTGATTGTTTTTTGTCTTGACAGCCACGAGGAATGTTCCCGATACCAAACCGATGATGTACGGAACGATGGGTGATGATGAAAGTAACTTCATTACTACCGTAATCTCTAACATCGTAGGCGCGTTATCGTTGATACGTGCCGCCTCGGTTTCTTGGATTGAATTCTTTACCGCCTGTACGGTGTATCCTCTTGCTCCGAGTACCTTGCTTATGCTGGCTTCCCCTGTTGTTGGGGATACCGATATGCTGGAAATATCCTCGTAGTTAAGCAGTATGGCTTCCTCAATTCCGGCAATACCGGAGATTAAGCCCGGATTAGCGCAATCAAACGCCAAGTCCTGTGAAATTCGTTTCAAACATGCCATAGTTACGATGCTTTAGCCAAAAGAGTATTCCAAGTGGATTCCGTTACACTAGCACGGGCTTCACCTAATACACTCTCCGGTGTGGTTAATGTGATAGCGGTAAATCCGCCGTTCTCGTTCGCTGATTCTTCCAAGCCTGTTATTTCCAAGCCGTAATTGCAGCCATATATGCGGTAAACGTCCGTTTCTACCATCTTAGCAACCGCAACCAAGCGGGAATTAAGAATGGCGTTTATGAACACATTTTCAGCAGTCGTCTTCTTGTAAACGGTGAAGTTTACCGCCTGCTCGATCGCGTTCGGTGCGTTCTCGTTGATTCTCGGTGCTTCCGTTGCGTTCGCTCCTTTACGGATTGAGGCGACCCGGATAGTCTTTCCGGTCGACGTAAGGGTAACAGTTGCCACGCCCGCCGAAACGGAAACGGATTGAATATCTGAGTAGTTGATAAGCAACAAATCAGCTATCCCAACGGCACCGCCTAAACAGTCGTAGGTGATTGCACCTGTGATATTACTAATACATCCCATAGTTCTAAGTTAATTTGTTAGCTTCTAAGTAAGTCCAAACAGCGGGCAAAGCAACCATGTTGCGATCACCCCGTGAATTATCCGGCGTTTTCAATGTAACGGTTACGAAACCGCCTGCTGTGGATGTATCCCCGTCCATGCTTGCCGCCTCTAGTCCTGCGTAAAGTCCTGCGACTTTAATGTTACCACCGTCTTTCAGTTTTGCAAAAGCTACGAAGTTACCGGAAAGGAGGGATTCAAGAATCGCCATGCCATCGGATGACTTATCGTAAACCGTAATCGTTACCGTCTGTTCCATGCCCGCCGCACCATCAAGCGAACGCAAAGCGTCCGTGATTTTAGCACCGTTCTTGTAACAGTCAACCGGGATAGCCTTCCCATCGGACACGAGCTCAATAGACTTTACTACTACGTCGCTACCTGTCACAAATGAGGCAAGTTCCGCCTTGTTAACAAGGTATATCCCCGCCAAACCGACGGAACCACCTGCGCACCCGAACGTGATAGCCTTATTTAGTTTAATACATGCCATAGTTCTAGGTATTTACTTGTTATTTCGCTGTTGTTGCGAGTTTAAGAATCTCAGGAATAGCCACCATCGCATCAGCAGCAAAAACAGTCGTGCTGTAATACTTGCGGTCCTTAGCGTCTTGGATAAACGGCTTAATGTTCACGCTTGAATCCTCCAAAGCAATCTGAATGTTAGTTTTCGGGGTAAATGCGATGAACGCTTTCTGATCGGTTTTGTCCGCAATCATAGACGCTGACACGTGCGGCAACTCGTTAATGCGGTAACCTTCCAAAGTGTAAACGGGCTTTCCGTCCTCCATGTTCTGCTGCGCGGTCGTGTTGTCCTTCTTCTGCACCAAGTTTTTGAACAAGCGCATAACGTTAGAAGTTACGAAGAACTCAGAGTTTTCTTTTTGGTCTGCACGCTGAGAGTCGATCAGGGCTTTCATAGTTGCCTCTACGCCGGTGGATGCGTCATCGTCCAGTGTCAGAGTAATGATATTTTCGGAACTGTCCTGCATCTGTTTCAGGAAACCACCACGTTTGAAGATGTTATATGCTACGTCTGCCGCTTTAGTCCCATCCAACCAAGCCAAACGGAGCAAGTCAGCTTCTAATACTTTCAGTACCTCAGCTGCCATGAATCCGGCTAACTGTGTTTCGTCAAAATCGTCAGAGGTGTGCACTCCCTTAGCTACCATCTTTCCCCACAAGTCCTGCAAGCAGACAACGATAGGTAATTCGATTGGTTGGAAGTCGTAGTACTTAACACTATCCGTCATCGATTTGTAAGTGTACGTGCCATCACATCCCGCTGACTTGCGAAGTGCCTTAGTGTCAGCCGTGAATGTAACGATAGGCGTTTTGTTGTCCAGTCCAGCAAGAACCGTTGCGCCTCTATCCATTTCTCCCACCAGTCCGACGGTCATAGAGATAACGTCAGACAGGCTGTTAATATTCAGATTATTTAAATCAGTAAAAGTCATTGCCATAATTTTAGTCTCCTATAATTTATAAAGTGATTACTTCTGTTTAGCGAATTTAATCATCGCTTCTTTAGCTTTCGCCCGTGCTTCCTCGTTTGACAACTTGGTTTTCTCAGACTGAGAACCTTTGCCCCCCACGGTGCGGCTAGTTACGTGCGGCGTTTTGGTTTGCTTGGAAAGCATCGTTTTAATCTCACCCAAAGATTCTTCCAATGCGCCAAGACGTCTAGAAAATTCGTCCGGTGTTTTGGATTTCTTTTTCTCTTCATCTTCGGTTTCCTCCGCCATCTCTTCTACATCTTCCTTAACTTCTTCCTCTACCTCTTTAAAGGACTCGATCACGCCATCTTTCACCACGAGAATGAGTTGACCTTCGTCAGTTACTACGGTGATTTCTCCGTCTGCTACGGGCGTACCGTCCGCATTTACTACTGCATCACCTACGGCGACTTCTTCGCCCGCCGATTTAATCGTGATTTTCTCACCATTGACGGCTTCCACGGTATTCTCGGCTAATTTTGTCTTTGCCGAGAATTTACTGAAAATTCCTGTAAAAATTCCCATCTTGTTACTTTGATTTTGGTTATTAAATAGTGAACTTGTGGCGGCGGGTAATCCTACCAAGTCACAAGTAAAAAGTTCTAAAAATTCGGTTATGTCCCAAGTTCCGGTAGACTCGTTCCACTGCTTGATATCGTTATCAACAACAGATACGCCTAACATATCCGGTTCTTTCTCGATAAGCGAGCGCATGAAGGTTACTTCGGCGGGGTAAGCGTCCACCATAGCGGGTGAAAAGTCGAAGTCAGCGTAAACAATGCCATCCTCTTCTACGAAGTTGGAAAACTTGCCGATGTACTGGTCCAACACATCACCCCCGTTGTGCGTCTTGCGGGAATGGATAGGTCTAGAGTTACCACAGGCAACAAGAGACGCTAAAGATTCCGGTGTAATCACTATCTTACCTGTCAGTGATTCGCCGTTTGTGCCTAAGTCCTCCCACGAATTGGTGGTTTCCCCGGCTTCTATGATACGTACTTTAACAAAATCTGCCATATAATCAATTAATTTGTGCAAATATACTAGATAATTACGTGATTTCGAAAGGATGCCGCACCAATTAAAGTGCGGATTCCCTTATAAATGCCATATTTGAGGCTACATCGTTGAACTCCTGCACCGAAACAACCGGATTAGGAACGTTTTCCACCCCTTGTACGAATGCGGCGGCTATCTGATTAATTGTTTTATCTGATAAATCTACCGTATTCTTCGACATTTGGCGGTTCAAAGTGGTGTACGAGCTAGTACTAAGTACGTCAAAACCGCCTCCTTGTGCGTATTTATACGCATTAGACCTACCGAATGAACGTCCTCCGTACTGTTGGTTCAGTGCAGACAGCGCATTTATTGCACGGGATGCCGATTTATTGAGGATATACATGTTCTCGCCTCCTTCGGCTTCGAACTGTTGCCCGTTCGATCCGGTAAACGTAACGCCACCCTGTGAATGGGGTGCACCAAATACCGTACCACCTTTGGCAAACTTCCGGGTGGACGCCTGTGTTTTGGGAACATCATCGTTCACCTTCATGATGGAGGCTACTTGTTTCAGACCCGCTGCAATAACGATAGCCGCCTGCGCTACTCCCCAAATACCACCCTGCGCAATCGCTTTAGATGCACCTAGATAGGTATTGATTGTTGCCTGCGCTACGGCGAAAATCTTCCCGGCTTCGGATTCCTGTCCTAGCAGGTTTGACATTTGCCCGGCGGTTTCGCTTGCCATTGTCAACTCAGCGTTATAACGGGCGGCGGCGTTCTTCCGTTTCAACTCGTTGTACTTCTGCTCGATAAGTGTGGTGTTAGCTCCTATCTTCTCGGCGTTCTCAATTTCCTGCGCCATCTGAGCGTCTAGTTGCATCTGTCGCAACTCGTATTCGTTTGATATGTTCTGCTCGGCGATTACCCGGCGGTTCTCGGCGTCCATAGCCTCGGCTTGCTTCTTCCGTTCCGCCTCCTGCTGTTCCAAAGCGTAGACCCGTTCCTGTTGGGCTATCTGCATCTCATACTTAGTGTTATCGAACTCCTGCTGCGTAATCAAGCCCTGTTCCAACCGGAAACGTTCTTTCGCCAATATAGCCTGGTTTATCTCGTTTTGGTCTTCGATGGCTTTCCGTTTGTCAACGATACCTATGTTACTTTCCCGAATCTTAAGTTGCAACTCGGTGATGCCCATCTCATAGCTTTTAAGAACTTCCGCCTGTATCTCTTTCGCTTTCGCTGCTGCGGCTTCCTCCGCATCCTCCTCCGCTTTCTTGGCGTCCTCGGCTGCTTTCTTATTGGCGGCCGCTTTCGCTGTCGCTGCCGCCTTGTTTGCGGCTGCTACGGCGGCTATGTCCGCTTTCTCCAAGCCGGATACTTGGCTAATAAGTTCCTTCCGTTCTGACAGGTATTGTGCCCTCTTTTCTTCCAGTGCGGCCAATGCCTCTAGCTCCTTCCGGCGGTCTTCGTCCGTAGTGTAGCTCAGTGAGTTTTGCGCTTTGATCTGCTGATACTTTGCCTCTAGTATTTTCAGTTCCGCCGCTTCCATTTCACGGGAAATCCGTAGGGCTTCATTAGCGGCCACTTGCCGTTCTTTCGAGGATTTAGCTTGATCTGCTAGGATAGCCTTTTGCGCCTCCATTTCGCGCCGTTGCCGGGCTAACACAACGATAAGGTCTGATTCGGCGTTATAGATATCCCGTTCAGCTTGTGCCATCCCTTTAGCGGTGTTAATGGCCGCTACGGTTTCATCCGAGATCAGCCCCAACCAATTGTAAACTTTAATATAAGCTTCCGCCAACCATTCAAAAACCTTCACTATTTTGGCAAAGAGCGCCGCCACCGCATCAAGTACTTTCGCGATGATCAACTGAATCGGTGCAAGAATCGTTTTAACGGACGTAGCTAGTTCGTTATTGCGGTCCATCAGTTTTCCGATAGTGGAAATGAGGAAGAGAACGGCGGATGCGATAGCGACAAACGGATTCGCCATCAGTGCGGCGTTAAACGCCTTCACAGAAGCGATGCCGCCCGACATACCTTTTACCATCATTCCGGTTGCACCTGTCAAGCCACCCAAGCTACCCGTAGTTTTCTCTATATCCTCGGCATAGTTACCCACGTTTCGGCGCGTGTCGCCTACCCCCTTCTCCAAGTCTTTCAACCGGTCGGACAGTTCTTTGGTCTGAGCTACCAGTTCTTTCCCCGCTGCACCTGTCGTGCGTTCCTGCACGGACATCTTGTTTAGCTCGATAGTGTTCTTCGCCAAGCGTGCCCGCAAGGTTTCTACCGTCTCGGCCTGGCTGTTCATCACTGTGGTGGTAGCCTTAATCGTCCCGTTCACAGCCTTTAGGTTGCTGTTAGTTCCGTCCAGCTCCTTCTGAAAACCCGCAATGGCGGTTGACGACTTGGCAAGGGCTTTCTCATAGGCTGTTTGGTCTATGAGATTATCCCGGTAATTTTGCCGTACCCCCGCAAGAGCGGCTTTCTCGGCGGCTATCTGCTTGGTTAGCTGCGCCTTTTGGTCGGACAGTTCCAACGACTTGGCGATGAGTTTATCCAAACCATCTACGGCGTCCGCCGTGTTAAACGAAAGGTCTAATAATGTAACGTTTTCAGCCATACTGTTAAATATTTAACTTAGTTAATTTAATCTTGCAGTCACCCGTAGCGACCGAATAGTCCGAAACCGAACGGATGTAAAACCACGATTTGAAAGCATCCAGCCAAACCGCACCGTCCAGACGGTATTGTTTCCTAAACCGGAAAAACGGGATATTAGCATTTATCGTCACATCAATACCCGACTTAAACAGGTCATAGTATTTACGGAACGTGTTATACAGGTAGTTGTGGGTATAGAAATAATCAACAACTACGCTGGTACTAGTATTGAAGAACATTGCCCGTGGTAGCGTTTGGTCCATTTTGTACGGAAGCTCCGCCGTAAACACTTCGGCACGGGTAGTGAACATTCCGTGTGTCACCGTGTGCCACACGTTTTTCTCGCCTATCTTCCCGTTTATACTGTTGGCGAATCCGCTAGAATCCTCTATCTTCTCAGTGCTCACATAGAACTCGCTCCAATCCTGTAAAGTCGATCCGTTTATCCCCTTCCGGAATCCTGCGGTCGTTATGTCCGCATGCAGAAGGTCACGGATATACAGGCTTACTTTTCCGGTATCCGTTATGGTGAAATCATAGGTCCACATCATTGCTTTGCAGAATCCGTCTAACAATTCCCTAGCAGATTCGCTTCCCAATCCTCCGTTGATCGTGATGTTCCCGCCACCCGACACTCTAATGATCGTCAACGGGATTCGGAACGCCGCCTCGGAATCCATATCTTCGGGCGGGTGCACGTCCAGTGCGATGGTGTTGCTCAACGTGGTTAGGTACATCCCGGTGTACGGAGTAGTCCCGCTTATGCGTATCTGTGGGCTAGACGTGTTAGTGACATACCGGATGTGTGTCTTATCGGTTAGGTCGCCAACCGGAGACAGGGAAATAACCACTTGCTTGTGTGTCTTGTCACGCACCGCCAAACTAACCGGAGTACCCGCCAAGGATGACACATCTAGTATTACTTCCTGCGGAATTGACAGATCACAGAACAGAGTGTCGTAGTTCCCTGATGTTGGAGATGAGGCGGGGTCACGGACAGCGTACTCCATGATGTCGATATCGTTATTCAGATACCTTGTTCCGGCGTCCGTATTCAGAGCAAACCGGAAAGCTAGTGTTATCGCTTGCCCTACATAAACATCCGTCATTGATTTGGTTTCGTAGGTGGTACGGATGATCGGCTGCATGTTATTGGCGTAATACGGGAAGTAAACGTTTGATCCGGGTGCGTTGAATGAATCCGCAATCACCCGGTTAAGGTTCACATTGTACGCTCCGCCCACGCCTGCGCCTCTGATACCGGCATGTGACAAAATACGGCTAGGTAGTTGTTCGGCGGTTACCGATGTCTGTGACAGGGCTATGTCGTAGCCTGTTTCCTTGCAGGTCACCTTTGCCCGGAAATCACCGGGAATCTGAACGTTACCGATGAATACCTGCGCCGTGTACCCGTTCAGAACCTTTATCACCTCGTTACCGGGCAACAGCCCCGTTTCGGTGAGATAGTCACGGGGTATCATACCGAAGTGGCGCATACCCTTAAATACTTGGTCGTTGTTCGCTGATCTCGGAACAGTGATAGTTCCGGAATAGGCGCGGGTAGGCTGCGACAACGTGTAAGGGTCGGCTGACACAACGGATAACTTTAAGTCACCCGTTACGCCGTCCAACATCCGTCTATTTATCATTATTCCTAGTTCCATCAATATACAAATTTTAAAGTTGCTGTTCTCATTAGTCCCGATGCGGATATCTTGATTCCGGATGTCGTACTTCCCGATACCCTTAACGCCGTGTCATTGGGAAGAATCCCTTTAACCTGTATGTCCGGGCTGACAGCTAGCCTCGAAAGGGCTGCGAAATTGTCGTTGTTCACGGGCATTATACATGTTATCTCGTTCTTGGTTACCGTACCGCCTAGAGAATCCCTGCGGATCGTGGGGGTCACCGTCCAGTTATGACACGATATATAATCCATAGACCCTGTGGTGTTCAGCCATCGGAAGGTAATCGCACAATCGGACGGAACAAGCGGTGCGTAATACTTATCAATTAGTACGCTCGTGCCGTCGGATGCTCGTAGATGGTCATAACTCCCGTGTATTTCTTCCTCGGATACAATACCCTGTCTTCCGTAATAGTTAAATTCCCCGCTAAGTCCTTCCAAAGTATATTCTAGTTCTTGGTTAACGCCTATCGGAGAAATCCAAACTTGGTCACTGAAAGCATGTGCTACCGGAACCTTCGTTCCTTCACCGTTAAGGAAGTCCGTGCCGTTCATTGCTTTTGCACGGAGCAGATTCGGAGCGTCAATGTTCATAACAGGGATGCGGAAGTAATATTGCTTCAATGCCCCGTTTGGATTCACCGTGAACGAAAGGGTAACGGTTCTTGCCGCCTGCGTTCCGGTGCCCTTTTCTAGGTCCTTCTGAAAAGTGGCGAGATACGAGGCAATAACGCTAAGGTCTATGATGCTGTTATCGAAGATAGGCAAAGTAAGAGTTGCGCCCGGTAGGTTATCCACTTCTGCGCCCGCCACTTCTACCCATGAGTTTAGCGGTTCATCGCCCAATACGTTTATACGGACAAGGCAAGGCTTATTGTAGTGTAGTATCTGAAATCCCGGCGTGACTACATAAGTCCCGGCAATTCCTGTGATGGTCTGATTCGTTTCAAGTAGTTGTATTTTCATTTCAATAAAATGTTAGAAATTTTAGCGTTGATGACTTTGTAGAAGTCCGTGGTTAACCGCTTTATCCTTTGTTCGTTGAGAACATCGGAAACGACTGTCCCGGAGTTATGTTCGTTCGGAACTTTTATCCCGTCCCGCTTGATAACGTAGGCGATAGCGAACGCCGCCTCTTCCGGGATGTTCGTTCCGGCTGTCCTGTTCTTGTCCTGTATCCACTTCTTAATGGCAGAAACAGGTGGGAAAGCCCCCGCCTTCCTACCCAATTCCATCTGATACACATGCGCCGGAGCGGTGATCGTTACCTGGTTGCCCAAATCGTTGACCTTTAGTTCCCGTCCGAACTCACCGGATGCGACTAAACCCTTCGAGATATAGCTCTCAAAGATTTCCTTCTTAATCTGCTCAACGGCGGCTAGTATATCCTTATCCATAGTTCAATAAATCATCAGTTACAGAGAACGTTACTTGCCACCCCGACTTCTTTGAATCGTATATGTTCTGAACCTTTCGGAAGATTAGACCGTCTACATCGAAATGACACACAAAAGTAGACATTAATTTGTTCAGTGCCAAGTCGGTGCGCACCAATGTATCAAGTTCCGCTAGGTTATTCTCCATGTAGAAAGATTCATCGAGACATTGCAGCACTACGTTGTACTTCCGGGTAGCGGGCGGCAACTTCGCCATCCCGCCGTCGGGAACGTCAAACGTCAGAAACATTCCGGAGATGCCGTTCACCAAAACATTGATGGTGGAGTTATCTCCGAAATAGATAGGCAAGCCGAGTTTAATGGCTTGCTCATCCATAAAGGTTAATATATCACTGAATCTCATGGTAACTTAATTATTGTGTCACTGTGACCGTTACTACACAGGCATTCACCGGAATTAAAGTCGTACCCCATTACGGCGTCGCCCTGCAAAACAATCTCTCCCCGCTGGTTTAAGTTCCGGGATAACACGGCATTGTCGTACATCCGGATTCTCATTCCGTTAACTGTCAGCGTATTCGATCCATAGGGAGCTATGATCCGGGGTGATGGCGTGAATTCAACCACTAATCTTGTGGCGGTTACGTCTGCGGGGGTGATAGCGGCTGTCTGTGAACCTGCTATGTTTCCCACAAGGGTAAATAAAGCATCATTCATGTTTTTCGAAGCAGACCCGTATAATAATTTAGTATCGGCGTCATAGTAGGTAGGCCGGAATGAATACACAGATGAAAAAGTCACCCCATATCCTGCACCGAGACCAAAAGGTCGTTTCAGTCTAATATGATAAGGGGACACTATTTTCAACTCTTCATATGGCTTCCCTGCATTCTCTTCTGCAACGGAAAGCCCACCTTGTTCCCACATATCCGGACCTAACAAGATGTCTTCCGGGCTAGTACGGTCCAGCTCATTGGTTATGTATCTACGTTTCTTGAATGCACGAACGTACTTAACGTTTGCGACTGGGATGTCGGAATCTATAATTAGCCCGTCACCGCTTACGTCTAAGACGATACCCACGAAATGGGCACCTGCGGGGACAACGAAAGATGTTACCCATCCGGTCCCCCCGGATGCCGTTCTGTTTCCAAACTCATCGAAGTACCAAGCAACCATTTTCCCGCCTTTCATACGGCTAACCGTTCCGCCCGGTTCAACGGGTATCAAGTCTTTTGAACGATACCTATTATGTGCGTTGCTTGAAGAGAATCCGTCTCGCCATTTACCGCCCTGTGTCGGTTGACAGCTCCCACGTTCCCACATGTTCACATCCAACAGTCTATTAACATAGGGATCGCCATGTAACTGAACATCTCCCCTAACCGTGCATCCTGCGCCCACGTAGGCGGACCCGGTTATTTCCGGTGCTTTCGTGCGATCAACCGTTTGCAGAGTCCTGTTAAGCGCAACGAAATCCGCTACGTTTATTGCGGAATCATCATCCTTTCTGAATAACATAACCACATAAGGGTAGGTAGTGGCTAGCTCGGCCGGGCTTGCGGCTGTTGAACGGATTACGAAATCCTCATCCAAGTAATACAGGGCTTTCACCGAATACCCGGCGGGCAAAGACGGGAATATTAAGCCAAGGGTAGCTAGTGGTTTCCCGGTTCGGATTCTAATATCGCTTGCCGATTTAGCTGATTCATAATGAATCCGAGGACCACCTCCGTATGCTCCTTGTTCCATAATAGAACCATCCAACGGGAGATACCCACCCGCTTGAAACAGTCTAGCCGTATCAGCCAAGTTACCTTTGTGACTAACGAATCCCGCAGGAGCAGGACCTCCGCTCAGGCAGTATAAGCCCTGCTTATGGCCTGAAATGAATCTAGTGTATCCCGCTATTGTGACTCCCAAGTCTTCGTTAGCATACGAGAAATCTATGTCTTCGTAGGTATTCCCGTTTATAACGTCATTTTGGAATTCAGCTTTAGGGACAATACAGTTACGAAGAGTTAGGTCGCCTATAGCAGCCAAACTATCGTTGTAAGTAGTATCGTCTACCCGTAACAGCGGGCAATCATAAGCGGAGATGTAAGTATCCCTGGTTGCTGCGGTACGGTGCGAATCATCTAGATACTTAGTATATTCCAATCGTTCCACATTCCGGAATGTACCATACGGTTTATAATCCGGCCTATCTGTCTTTGTGTACATGGTAGTATCGTACATACTACCCGCTACGAATCGCAACTGCGTAGTAGCCAATCCGAAGTTATCCGTAGTCATGACAAATGATGAGTTATTAATCACGTATTCGCCCGATACGGATTCCGGACGAAAATCCTGTAACAGACTACCACTAATGTGTCCTAGTATCTTAGCTCCGGTAGCCAACAGATTAGCGGGGGTCATTGCAGTTCCGTCAGCCTTCACTATGGATACCATAGCTAATCTGTAAACTGAATGGTTTAACTCTATCAGTCCTGCTTGGCTTGCCGTAGATTCTCCCGAATATGCTAGTTGATTAGAATTGTCGTAGTATGCCCAAAATACCCTAGCTCTATAGCCTTTTGGGATATATAAATACGTGTTCCGTCCTGGCCGTAAGGTAGTGGTGTTTCTACATGCGCTAGTGTCATCTAATCTCATAGATGCTGAAGTAAACAAGGTCCCTTTTGCCGCTTCTGCTTTGAAGCCCCCCTGCTCAAATGGGAACGCTGCTGCAGTGGTAGAGGGTCCGCAAAGAACATCCATAGACACCCCGATGAACGAATCCTTGATAAGTACGTTGTTCTTGGTATCTGATGCAAACGACCTCACCGATATGTTACCCGGAATAAGCGTATTCCCGCTAAACTCCGTTACACCATCCGTGTGAACTGGATTAACGCCTGGGGTGAACGTCCCTACATAGGCATTGTCCTTGATTACGATATCCGGTCTACCCGAGATGTCCCCACCTGCTAGCCAACACTCGCCATCCTGCGATAACTGCACCCTGCTAGCGATTTTACCGCCTACTGTCCCTTTCGGGATAAAGCCACCGAGAGAGTATATGTCTCTCTCGGCTACTATGTTACCCGTTCCGTTAATACTATAT